AATCGTATGTATTTTCTGGAAGATAGTTAATAAACTCAGTAAGCACCCATGTTTCCTTGTCAGTAAGTCCAGGAATTTCTGCGTCAAGGTGGTATGCATTCTGTCTGTGAGTATCAAAATATCTTTCAGCTGGTTCATCAAACTGGAATGGATTTACTACAGCAGCTCTTCCATCACCAAGCTCAACCTCTTGAGTTATGGCAGAATATTGCTTTACAATTCCAAGATCTTCTGCAAGCTTTGGGCTTGAAACAAATAGGCTTGCACCATTTGCAGCAGCAATCTTAAGAGATTCAATAAATTCTGCATATTTGTTTAATATTTCTGACTGTGGGTCATTTGGGAACATCTCAAAGATTTGTTCGTTGTACTCTGGATAGTTAACAAATGTAATCAAATCGTAATTAGAGAGATCAACATCAGAGCTAATATCAATAAATCTATCTTCACCACGGTAGTTTTTCCATCTTGTGCTTACATTAAAATCAGCAAAGAAATTTTCCGTATTTGATAGATTAATTAATGACCACTTTTGTGGATCAAGTAATGATGTTATTGATTTTTCTGATTTCCAATAAGTTCCAGCATTATATCCATCAGTAACGTATACAGCATTAATCTTTCCATTGTTAGAAATTAGGCTATCAGCAGCTCTTGTCAAATAATTGTCAATGCCATTAAATACCCAAATGCCATTTTCTTCAGTCTTAATTTGGTTAGTAAGAAGAATTCTATCTCCGTTATTTAGTACAATACCGCTGAACATTATGTCAGATCTTGGACCAACAAATCTCTTAAATCCAGTAAGTTCTGTATTGTCAACGCTATCTAGTCCTCTAGACTTTGGATTTGTTTGTAAGGCACTTGCAGAAAGTCCTAGTCCAGTTGCAGCTATATAAGCCTCTTCTGTATTTGCAAAGAAGACTGAGCCTGGACCATTTACCAAAACATTGTCATTAAGTGCAACACGAACATCCTGAAGAATGTTCAATTCTTCTTTGTTAATCTTAATGTCATTGTTTAGGGTTTCTGTAGAACTACCATTTAGTGCGTGAGTAATGCTAAATGTTTCTACTTGGAAATTATTGTCAAGCTCAACACCAAACTTTCCAGTTTCAACTAGATTATTCCAGAATAGTCGCAATGCCTTTTTTGAGTTTGTTGAGATTTCTGGAGACACCATCTCTGCATTAACATTTACAGTTTTTGCAAACTTCTTTGTTTCTTTTTTCCACAAACGCATTCTTCTTTTAATTTCATATTGAGAAATTGGAATATTGATGCCATGTGCAAATGTGTGGATAGCACCGCTAAAAGCATTTACTGAATAAAAGTCTGATGATACTGCTAATTTAAATAGGTCGTTGTCTGACGCAATATCATTAATTCCAACAGTTGCTCCAGTTCCAAGACCCTGACCATAATCAGTAAAGGTTGATCCTGGAACAAGTCCACGAACATCCATATTGTTTTCAATATCAATATCATTTTCAAGATAGTTATATACAACGTCTTTCACATTGTTAAATAGCCATTTAATTGTTGGGTAGAAGATTTGATATTCATTAACCTTGTCATCAAAACGCTTATCTAGCTGACCATCTACCCAAATTTCAACAAACTTTTTGTTAAATTTGACTCCATTTGTTTTAATAAGTCCAGGTCTTCCAAAATTAACAACAATGTGGTGCCAAGCATTATCAGCAACGTTTTCATTACCAACAAAAAGATAATTTACATTATCTCTATTAAAATCATCGTAATATTCAATAGCAAGTTTTCCATCTTTAATAATGATATTAAGATTAATTAACGCACCATCAAAACTATCTGAACGATAGTATGGGTAGTGTTCTGATACCAAAGATTTTGGAGACATAGTGTCGCCAGTTGAAAGAGTTGAAATTGATGCACCATTATCCATTGATGCTCCAAAAGTCCACAATATTGCGTCCAGGTCAGCAGCATCAAGCTGAGAAGAACCAGATGCAACGATACAGTTTTGTTTATTTGTTTTAATTGTAAATTCAACATATCCAGATCTAAAGAAATTGACCTGTTCTGCCAACTGTGGTCCACCAAGAGCAGTTGATGCAGCCTTATTAATATGCATAAGAGTGTCTGCATTTACAGATATAGTAGCCTCATCAGCATTTACAGTTCTTGCAGTAGAAAGTGAGCCAATGTATTCTGCCCTGCCACCAGGTGAGCCATAGGCTGCAAAAGAAACTGCTGGAGATAGATTTGTCAAAATCTTATCCTTGAATGGTGTATAAGTTGTTCCAGAAGGATTTTGTAGATTTAGCAAATAATCATCAGATTCGCCTGGCAAAATAGGAAATGAAAAGTCATAAATAAATCTATTCTTTGTTCCGTGAAGTTTCTGAGTTTCCCATTGGTCAAACTGAAAGAATGTGTTCTTTTCGCTAAATCCAGTAGGATCATTAAATTTTTTCTCTATCATTAGGCTACCTCTCTTGTAGGATAAATTCCATCTATTTCAGTTGCTCTTAGCCATGCAGCCCAAGGACTTGTTAGATTGTACATTGAAATTGGATAATCAAATGTATTTGTTGTGACAGTAATTCCACCAACATAATTATTTACCAACTTAATTGTTGCCTCCATTGGACCACCAGGAATGGTGATTCTTACACCAGCACTGTTAAATATTGCAGTTGCTACCATTATATCAGCGATTATGTTAGCTGGCCACGATACAGCTGCTTCATTCATTTGAGCAGATGCTGTAAATGCGGTTGCATTGATTGAAATATTTCTGATTACTGAAACAAAAGCATCAATTGGTCCAGCTTCAGCCAATGCCCAGTCAGCGGCATAGTCTACAGATGTGCTAATTGCAGGAGTAGTTGATAATGCTGATGCTGTCATGGCTGTTGCAGCAATAACCTCATTTGTTTGACCAGGCATCATTCCATATAGATTTGACACTAATTCTTGAGTGGCAGAAGTTTTTGCCCAGACTATTTCGTCAACATAAATAATTGTATTTGTTGGGACAACTGGCAATGCTGTTGAACCAAATGGAGTAATCAAACATCCAACAGAAAGTCTTGGGTGGTTGTTTGCTTCATCATTGGCTGGAACAGAAACAATACCATTAATTGTGTTTCCATTGTATGTTCCAAGCAAAACTTCCATAACGTCAATGCCATCAACAAATAGATTTACACGGTTATTTGCACCAGTGTGATCAAAAGCAACAACAATAAAGTGTCTCAATCCATCAAATAGGTTGTAATCTGAAACAGTTGCCTGATCAATGTATGATCCAGAACCATTGTTAAACTGTAAGTGCAATTTGTTCTGGTACTGGTACAGAATTACATGCTGATTATCGTAATATCCATTTAGGTTCCACAAAACTCTTAGTCCTGTAGAATTATCTTCATCAGCCTTTCTAAACCAGAATGATGAATGGTAGTTATTTAGACCAGTTCCCCAAGTATCATTGTATTCAGATTCCTTTAGGATTACTCCATCAGTAATGTATGATGTTCCAGCTGTTTTGGCAGATTTTCCATTAATGCCAAAATCGGGGTTTACGACTGTACCACCAACAGTTACAGGAGCAACTGCATAATCATTATCTGAACCATAATCAAGGAATGAGTTGCTACCGTCAAAAGTTACATAGCGATATGGATTGACATTTGCAATTACATAGTTATAATAGATATCGCTTAATGGATAAGCATTTACTGATTCAGCATATCCAATCAATGGTTCAGCGATAGCGGTATTTCCATATTGTGTAGATGATTCAACAATTGTTGCATTTGCAGTTAGCACATCTGCAGCAATATCATCGCTTACTCCAGCAATAACTGTTGGAGAGACAATAAGTATAGAAGCTGTTGCAGCAGTTGTTTCTATAGCAGCATTTGAATTGACAACAAAATTGTGTATGCCAGATTCAGCAAAGGCTGTTATTGGCGATGGGAAAATTGTTCTGTCTGGAGAAAGAACATTTATAAATGAATAATGGTCAATGATTGTACTATTAGATAGTGCAGACCCATATATAGCAAACTCATCAATATAATCTGCTGTACCAACATTATCGCCAGATTGACCAGCAGTGAAATAATCCCATGTAGTTGATGTAAACAATGTTGGATCAAGCGTGTCTGTAATAGATCCAGCGATAGATCCATTTAGGTACCAAGAAACAATAAGCTCATTTGTTGCAGAACCTGGAGCAACCTTAACCGCATAGTGGTTCCAATCATTGTTTTTATATAATGCAGTATTTGATATAGACGCTTCGTTAATTGTTGGAAGTCCGCCATCTTCTGGATAATTTGGATTTGCTCTTGACACTAATTTAGATACTAAAATAGAGCTTTTTGATATCTGAACATTGCCAAAACTTGCAACTACCTGATCCTCACCCTTTGACCAAATTTCAACTGTAAAGTTTCTTGATGCAACTAGATCTGAAATGTCAGATGACGCAGTTGGGAAAATTCTAAAATAGTTTGGGGCATTGTTATAGTTTCCAGTACCTGCCCAAGATAGACCAGTACCAACAAGTCCCATATCTCCACCAGAGGCTTGGCCCGTAGACATAGTTGAGCCCTTTGTGTATGAAGCAATTGACATTGTTCCATAGTTATCACCAGTTGGTGTATCAAAATTAAAGTAATAAAGTGGGGTAGACTGCTTAACCAATGCATAATAGCTTGGTGTTACATAGACTGAGTGGTTGCCTGATTCGGCAGTTGCAAACATTGGTGATCTTGCAACAAATGGATCAGACATTTCTGCTGATGCAGTCATTTCTAAAGCACTAAAACTTGTGTCTGATGATGTATCAACTTCTACGTTGTTGATCATTTCAACAGTTGCATCTAGTGTTCCAGTAATTGTAATGTTTACAAATTGTCCTGTTTGTGCCACAGCATTTCCCATTGATGCATCAACAAGAATTGATGTGGTAATTTCTGTGTGGTCACCAGCTGTAACTGCAATTGTTGGCTCTGTTTGAAGAGCAGATGCTTCTAGCGGTAATGCAGATACAGAAATATTTGTTTGTGGATTAATACCCTGTTGGTAAATGTCTGCAATGTCTGTTCCTGTAATGTTGGCTGATGGAGAAGCAAACATGTTTGCAATTTCAATAGTTGTTACTTCAGATGCACCATTTGCAGTTACAGTTATGAGTGAGTCACCAAATTGGAAATAGTTTACACCAGTTGTAGTTTTTGCATAATAACCATTGTAAATTTGTGTTCCATCAATATATAGATATATATCTCCAGCAGATCCTGTATCAACAAGACGAATTGCAAAAAAGTGCCACTGCTGATCATCAACACGGAATGATGTTGTGGCAGATCCAGAAAGTGTTGTTGCAGCTTGAGGGGTAACTGCAACTTTACCCTTATTGCCAGAATTGGCAGCACCACCACTAAGGTTTACTGCAAAATATCTTCCGTAACCACCAACCCAAAAAAGATTGTATGATGTGTCATGAGCCAATGAAGATGTCATTGTAAAGTTTGTTTTAAACCAAAAACCAGCAGTATAATCGTGGTCTTGAAATTGTGTTAATGTAGCTGATGGAATTCTAACCTGAGTTGCTGATGTGTCAGTACCACCATTGCTCATGTTTAGAATCCATGAGCCTTCTCCATCAATACCACCAGTTGAATTTAGTATTGGTGCCTCATTGCTAATTGTCCATGCTACGTTTCCAACAGAGCCAAGATTGGTAGGAGTAGTTGACCATGCCTGGTTTGCTCTGTAGTAATACTGTGGGCTTAAGCTTAAAATTTTGTCTGATAATGCACTCATAATAAAAAAGACTACGCCAATACAGGCGTAGCCATTCCTCCTACCAAATTAAAGTCTGGGTTAATTGCATTGAGGCTATGGCCGTTGATGCTAAGTGGTGCTGGAGTGAAGCAAGACCAAGATGAGATTACTAAACTTAGACTTGTATTAATTTCAGTTTTAACACAAGCAATCTCAATCATTTCAGCTTTTAGGCTGACTGAAAGTGGTCCTGCTTCAACTCCAACGTTCATTATGCTACTGTGATCCTTACGATACCTGTAGCGTCCCAAGTAATGGTGAAGTTACCATTGCTTGAAGACTGGTCTGAACCAAAGTCAACATAACCAATAAGTGGCTTAGTTGCGTTAGTTGCAGGTGATGCATCGTAAATAACTGCATAGCGAGCAGTAATTGTAGATGAAGACCAAGTTGTGTCATCAGCATCAAGTGTAATAACATTTGTTGCTGAGTTGTACGAGTTGGTCTTGTTTGCGAGGGTGTTTCCACCAGCGGTGTAACCAGTTCCAGTAACTTCGTATGCTACAACATCATCAAGATAGTTGTGAGCGTCCTGATCTGGAGTATATGCGTTGGTGAGAAGAGCCACCTTAATGGTGTCTGTATCCCAGTCAATCTCTTTGTTTAGTGCCTGTGATAGGAACTGTCCGTATAGTTTGCTAGCCATTCTCTATCCTCCCTTACGCTACAGTCTTCTCAACGATTGCGAAAGCATCAGCATCAGCAACAGCGAATGCACGACGAATGCGAGTCTTTAGAAGAACTCCGTCAGTGTCAAACTGTGCGTCACGTGATACAACAGACTCTACGCCTGAGCGAACACCGTTGATCATCATGTTACGGTTACCAACAATAAGTAGTGGGTTACCAGTAGGTGCGTCAGTTGCAGCAGCAGAAGTAGCAGCACCGTATGAAACAACTAGTGGGTAACCGAATAGGCTTCCAGGAGTTGCTGCAATTGGGTTAGGAAGAACTAGCTGACCAGTTCCATCTACCATTCCACGAAGAGCTGCAAGCATCTTAGGGTGTGCAATGAATACAGTGTTAGCTGCATCAAAGTACTGGCTGTCTTCTACGATACCAAGAGCAGCGTTGATGTCAGCGAATGACAAATCGCCAGCTGTGGCAATAAGGTTTGAACCAGCGTTGTGCTGTGATACTGCACGGTAAACAGAAGTGAACGGCTGACCGTCATCACCATCTGCAGCTGCAGTTACACCTAGACAAGCGTTGTCGAACTTACGTGCGAAACGGCTAGCCCATTCAGACTTGTAGACAGAAAGTGTGTCTACTAGTGAGTCGTTTACATCTTCCTCAGAAATGTGGAAAATCTTTGCATACTTCTTTGCTGTCAGTACGATCTCGTCAAGAGTAGCAGAAGCCTCTGGGATTGTTGCACCTTCGGCAACAACTTCTGGAGCATCTGCAACAAAGCGAGGAACTGACTTAGTGCGAGAAGCCATTGCTTCTCTACGAGCAAACGATTCTACAGCAGAGTTTGCAAGAAGTGCCTGAATTACAGACGATCCTTGCTCTTCTAGGATGTAGCCGTTTGCCTCTGTTAGGTCAATACGAGCCATTTTTTATCTCCTTAAGATAATTATTAGTTAATTAATGATGAATCGTCTAATTCACATGTTATTTCAGGCAAGCGTCCACCTGCAATGAAATCTATGTAAATTATATCATCATTTATTTAATTTTGCCCAAGATTTTTGCAGCCTGCATTTCACTTGCTGAGAATCTAGTGCTTACTGTTGCCTGGATGGCAGCATCAGCCTGACCACCAACACGAAGCTTTGGATCAAATACTTCTGGTAGGTCTTGCTTTAGTTCTTCAATCTGATCTTCAAATCCAACCAAATCAAAATTTTCATCAAGAGATAGATTTTCCATCTTTACGAACTTCATGACTCTTTGTGGGTCCTTAATTCCTTCAGATGCAATCTTTTGTGCAATCTTCTCTTGAATAAGTTTATTTGTATAAACATTTATAGCCTGATCCTTACTTGCAAGTGCAGATTCTAGAGATTCTTTCTCTTCCCTGAATTTCTTAGCATCATTCTTAGCACGATCAAGGGCAGCAAGTACTGCCTTTGGATCTTCTATAACTGTTTCATTTTCCTGGATGTCATTTTCCATTAGTTGCCTCCTGTTTGTTCCATCATGACATTATTTGTATTGGTATTTTGAGATAAATCAGTCAGAGCATTCTCTGCAGCAACAATTCGCTGTGCGATTTCAAGGTCATACCCCATCTCAAGCAATACCTGTTCCAATGATACACCAACTACACGCTTCTTGACTGCAACTTCCCAAGCGTCTAGGCTGTCCATAGATTCTACTGACTGCCACTTAACCTGCACATCAGAATTGATTCCTTCTACCTTTAGAACAAATCTAAACATATCTCTCCATGTATTACCAAATGAAATCTGGCGATCTTCTACCTTCTTAAGTAGTGGAGATTCTGCTGTACGAAGTGCTTCACCAGATGGCACATTGCCAGTCTTTTCAAAATAGTGAAGTGGTGTATTTGTAATTGAAGCCATTGAGCGTACAAAGTCCTTAACTGGCTCTGTAAACACCTTGTGATCAGCTGGTGAGAATTCGCCAACCTTGCTAACGCCCTTTAGGTACCAAAGCTCTCCTGGACCATTTCTTAGCTTGCCAAGATTATCAACTTCTGCTGCATCATCATCAAAGTCTTCAAATTCTGCTGAGTTTCCCCCACCTGAAAGTGCATATCTTTGAGGAGCACCTTGGTAGTCAACGGTAGTCATGTGAGTAACAATAAGCTTGTTGATTGCATCCTGTGGACCAAACGCATCAGCGTGTTCTGGTCTACCGTACTGCTTTGCTGTTCTAAAGTGGAAGATTGGAACCTCTCCCCATGGATTGTCAATTGTTTCAACTAGCTTAAAGCTAGATGCAGACACAATGTTTTCAATTTCTCCAAATGCAGCATATTTTTCAATACGATCTGGGTAGTACATGTTAAGCTTGGCAATCTTCTTGCCCTGGCTGTCTTCTGTTTGCCAAAGCTTTGCACCAAAACGCTTAATGCGAGGATTCTCGTCATCATAGATAACTACTGTGTTTAGTGGTGAGTTGTAATCAATGGTTGGATTGCCATTTACGTCAGTCCAGACGATAGCATATGCATTTCCATAGACTAGGGCACGGCGGTGGATTTCATCAGCATCCAATACTAGATCGTTTGTTTCCCAAATCTTATTGATTTGCTCATTTGCTGCATCTGTTGTTCCAAAAATGTTTGCAATCTCAAGACGATTAAGTACTGAGTCAACAACTGTTCTTGCAAAGTTAAATCTAAAGTCGCTACCTGCGTTTGTTAGTAGCTTGTACCATCTTTGGTTTGGGAATACCTCTGAGTTGGTACCTTCGTAGTATGCTTCTGCTGTAAGATAGTGATTTCTGCTATCTACGATTGCATCTATAGCCTTTTTAATATCAGACATATTATCTCCTTAAGTAATTTACCTGTTTTGCTTCTAGTTTCACTGCTTTATTGTCCAAAAAGTACAAAATGCCTGAAACTACAGCATCTAGCACGTCTTCGTGGCTTACCTTTGGGAAAGACCACATTTGCTCTTCTAGCACTGGGAAATGGGCTGTGTGCCTTACTTTACCCTGTTGATAGAAGTTCAAAGCCTTTCCTGCACGGATCTGCTTTGATAGGTGTTGAGACTTTGATCTATATTTGGCAGGTATATTCTTAAAAACATCCTTCCATAGGTCACCACCTTGGTTAACCTCAACATAAACCACTCCAACGCCAAATGTGTCTACTAGATAGGCTACCCTTTCAGCCATATCTGAAGGAGACATTTTGACCTGTTCTGCATGTCTGACATATACGTTGGTTTTACCGTTTTCATCAATACCTTTTGACAAAACTGCAATTCCTGTATAGTCAGAAACTTTATTTTTTGTTACTGCTGGGTCAATAGAGATAATGGTGTTTCCATAGTCTTCTATTTCTTCTATAATTATATCTTCATTTGTCCAGAATGTACCATCTGTATTGACTGGACGATTCATGTAATTCTTTGCAAAGTCACGAAGATGTCTCTGGCTCTGAAGCCATTCTAATGACCATTTCTCAGGCCATACAGACCTTTCTGTGCCATCATCGTTCTGCATGATAGCTGGATAATAGTGAGCCTTCACATTCTGCTCATCTACCCAATTAAGCTCAATGTCATCGTATCCCTCTGCCTTTTTGCGGAACTGGTCCATCACAGAGTTAGGCATTGTGGTGGTACCAACAAAGATCATACGTGCGTAGATATTCATAGGTGCAATATCGTCAAATACTGTATTCTTCTGCTGTCCTGCCTGGTATTCAGAGTAATTCTTTTCACCCTTTTCAATATCGTCAAGAATAATTAGGTCTGGACGCTGTCCAAATACCTTTTTACCAAGCGAGTTGGTGTCAATACCATTAGCGTCAAAGATAAAGTCGTTAGATTGGATAATACGCCATGCATTGCTTGCCATAGCCCTTCCAGATGACGCTACAAGCTTAGGCTTGCATAGATCAGGATAGTCAGCTTGAAGCAATTCGTTGGATTCAAGTTCGTTTTTAAATGTCATCAAGTGAGTTTCGGCCTGGGATGCAGCGTCTGAGAAAGCAGCAATAAATTTTACATGTCCATGACAAGCAGCCCACATAGGCAAAATAAGGAAAATCCAAGTAGATTTACCACATTCACGAGGAGCAATAAAAGCATCTCTATTTTCCTTTGGGTTCTTTGGCTTGCTAATCCATGATTTGCCATATTCTGCTAGATCAACATGGAATTCAGACAATGTTATCTGTCCCTGAGCATTCATAAGATGATGTGGCAAGTAAGTTAAGGCGAAAAGTAGAGGATCGTACTTAGTTAGCTCTTTTCTACCTTCAGAAAAGGTCAAAAGCTCAACTGGAACGTTTTCTAGCACCTCTTCTATCTTCATTATTGTCC